CATTCCATAAAATACGCAAGCCATTAAAACATCTTCAAAAAATATCTCAGCTGTTTGGGGTCTTGCAATGTATTCTAAAAAAAAGTGATTAGGCGGCACGTCTAGCATGCTAAAGCTGGTTAAACCATGGAGAGCTCCGTTGGAACCTCTATTATCAACCGTGCCCGATATGTCATAACTGTCACAACCAAAAGCTCCTAAGCCGTCATTACCTGGATACTTAACACCGTTCTTTACTATTACACGATTTTGAAGGTTTTCAGGCGGAACCCAAGTAACTAAAAATCTACCACTATTATTTGGAACAAATATAACGCTAGTATCTTTAATGCCATCTCTCCATTGAAAACTACCTTTAGTAACTAGAGAGCTATGCTTTAAGTCGCCATTGAAATCTATTTGCTCGTATATTTTTGTTAAATTAAATAAAGACTGCTTTGCTTCGTCTCTAAACGCATGGTCTTCTGTCCTTGGAAATTGTCTGTAAAATTCATTTAAAGCGTCTTGATCTCCTTTTAAACCATCAACTTCGTTTTGCCAGTATTCTATAACGCCAAAGTCTATAACATCTCCTTGTGGTCCTACAACTTCTTCTTCTGGTGTATCGAATACAGGTGTGCCATAAGAATCAATGTATCCCTCGTAGTTCCATTCCATAGGTATGAACAAAGAATAGAGTCCTGAGCGAGTCTGTCCGTTGCGGTTTCTTTTTTTAACGTCTGAATCATAGTAAAGTTTTTTAAAGTTTTCACCACCTTTATCTAAAGCGTTTGAGGTTGACCCCATCATGCACTTGCCTATAACTCTACTACCTAATCTTAGTGTTGTTTTCGTAACCCTCCAGTTGTTGAGGATGTTGTTCGGCCTTTCCCATTTACCCGATTCGTCGTGGACGAGGAGTTTGAGTTTCTCACCATCGTACGAGTTGTCGCCTGTATTCTTCCAGTCGATTGTGGTATCAAGACCTGTGATCTCTTTGACCGTTTGGTTTGAGTCAAGTTTCTTACGTGTAAACTTTGAGGCGGGGACTCTGTATGCGAGCTCGGTTTTTGGCCTGTCCATACCGTCCTGTATTGGTTTGAAGAAGAATGGGTAATTAACCGATATTGGGACAACCTTATCTGTGAACATCGATTTAGCATCGGGACCCGATTTGGACAATATTCCGTACCGTGAATCCGAGGATATAGTTGCAAGATTGACGGTCTCAGCCGAGGACATAAAGGAAAACCCTGATCTACGGTTTTTAAGATAACACATTCCATAAGACCGCTTGTCGGCCTTGCATGCCTCCCAGAATATAAAGAATAATCTATTTGCTTCTCGAAAGTCTGGCTTCCCAACATCAATTTTGGACCACTGCAGGTACATAAAGTGAGTACCAGTAATGTAAGTATCCAGATCCTTATTATTGAACCAAAAACCTTGCTCTCTCCTAGTAAACTCTTTATCGATGTAATCATACCATTTTTCTTTGAAATCTATTGGGTAATTCTCCCAGTCAAATATTGTTTTTATTTTCTTTAACTCATTCGGTAATTCTGTTCTTTCCCAAGACCCTGACTTAAACTCAACAACATCTTTAGGTTTAGGTAACGCAATCTTTAGGTTTTGTATATCGTATATTTCTCCTATCTCACCCGTCTTGCTTATAACAACAACGTCGTGTTCTTTATTATAACCGTACTCCCACTTCTTATACCTGTTATTCTTTTTTATTATATGAGGCTTGATATGATCCTCTGCTATTTTAAATAAACTTTGAGTATACATTATCTAGACCTCCCCTCTGCAAAGCCTTTAAAAGTTTTTTCTTTACTTTCTCTAGGCTTTTCGTTTAGTATAGCTTCCTCCTCTTGAATCCTTTGTAATATTTCAAAAGCATCGAATATAGCTAATTTCTTAGTAGCCGCCGCATTTTTTAATCTGTCTGCTGATATATCATCGTCGGAATCAACAATAGCTTCTTTAGCTACCTTTATTAATTCTTCAACGGCTTTATGCCCAGCTAGGATTATATTCTTCTTCGTCTTCTTTATATCCATGTTCCAATAAAATATCATTTGATTTCATACAATATAAACGTTCACCATCTATATTAAACTCCCATTCAGACCCAGCTTTAAATGTCACCATATGTCCTGGGGTTATTCCTAGCTCTTCTAAGGAGCTATTACCTATTTTTAGTATACCAATATTGTTTGCTTCTTTATTGTTCATTAGAAGCTCTGTTTCTTTAATTGGTATTATAAAACAACGGTCGTTAATAGATCGCCATTTATCTTTTCTTTTATATAGGTATACTTGGTCAACACTAGCAAAATACAAATCATCTTTAAAATAAGACCTGCTGTTTGTTTGCTTTCCTTGCATATTGTAGAATCTTCTAAAAACATTCTGATGTATTACAACTATATCACCCTGTTTAACAGGTGTTGCAATAGCGAGAGGCGTTGATACTACTTCAGCAAATCTATTTACAAACTTCCAACCTTCTATTTTAGTGTTTAAAACTAATTCAGTGTCTCCTATTTTTTTTGTATTTGCATATCTATCACCTATCGGCTTAACGATAAAATCATATACACTTTTCATTAGTACTTTATATCATACTCTATAGATATAGCCATGTTAGAATTAAATTTCTTCCATGGCAATACCTCGTCGTTTTTCTTAATGTAAATGTTATATGATGAATCTTCATCTTCTAATAGAATGTGAGATATAGTGTGACCACCATAGACCTCTTGACCTACAGAATAGTGCATAGCGTCATTTTTATAATCAGCACCTATGCTAATTTTCCTTATGACATTATCCATCTTTCTCTACTTTAGTACATGAACCGTCTTCTAAGCTAATGTTGACAGCCCCGTATTTTCCTTCAAGATCACTTTTTGTATCTTCTATATTTTTATTTAATTCGGCTACTTTATGAAGCAGTCCGTGCTTTTGAGTTTCTAGAACACCAATGCCAGTTAACATCTCGTTTAATGTTTTTTGTTGTTCTACTATTTTCTCTAATTCTTTCTTTGTTATTTTATTTACTTTTTTCATTTTATTTAATTTAATTTAATTACTATTTTTTTTACTAATTTATATGTTCCTAGTAAAGACCAGGTGGTAAACACCAAACCTAAAAAACTCATTGGGTTTAAGTAAAGATTGGTACTTGTGTCTGTTAAGTCAAAATACCAAACTGACCACAAAGTGACTGCTAGTAATAATGTTAATATTTTCATTTGATTTAATTTAATTATTTGTTTTTTCTATTTTTTTAGCTTTCTCCCAGCTACGGCCTACAAAATAAGCACCATATACTGTTACTAAAAGAGTTTGAAATATTGGTATGTATTCGTCTGCTATCTTAAAATCACCTGTATTTCCATCAAAAAAGGCACATACAGTAAATATAACAGTTAAATACACAAGAACCATAGGGCGTATATTTTTAGAGAGCACACTGTCTGATGCCATATCTGACTTCCACCTTTCGGTTACTTGCGATTGGGCTTCACTGTCAGCTTTCTCTAAGATCTCAACCATTAGCCTTTTGGCCTCAAGCTTTTCTTCCTTGGTAGTTGTAAGCTTATCAATGACGTTACCAACTTCGCTGATAACGCCACCTGTAAGCCATTGAATTATCTTGTCCAATGTTATTTATTTAATTTAATTTCTAATACTTCTTTCCCATTTGGAAAAATATAGTCATACCCTGGATACATAATAGTAGCATAACCTCTGTCGTCAATACCTAAAACTTTACTCTCAACACCTTTCATGGTAATTTTATTACCAGCTATTAAGTTAGTTTTTTTATTTACGTCAGGACTATTTTTTAAATACCCTTTATTTGAATACACTATCTTCCTCTTTTATTTCTGTTCTTTATTCTTTGTTTTGCAAGTTCTGTTTGCTCGTTATTGTAGTTTGTTGTTTCACCTACTCTCGCATTTCCCTTGCCATCATCATCAAGATAATCAGCAAGAGTACCAAATGTTTTACCTTCTTTAGCAAGTTTCCTTGATTCGTCGAAGTGCATGTTTTCAGTCTGTTTTTGAGTTCTAGCAAAGCGATTGAGACCTCCGTCGTCTGACCCAATAACAGGTATCATATCTGCCAATTGCGTTCCAAGGTCACCTGCACCTCTAGATATAGTTCTACCTAGTTTTGAAAAGAAACCTTGAGCAGGTCCCTCTCCCATATATTTTGAAGCTCCTCCATAGCTCATTACGTCCATTGCTTTCATAGCTCCTTTATCGTAGCCGCTAGCTCGTCCAGGTCCAAACTTTTGAGCATAACCCATTTTACCAGCTCCTTCTTTTGCTTGATTTCTCGCCATTTCTTTTGCAGGCGCACTCGGTTTCTTTGCGGAATAACTTCCGCCGTCTTGATTTGTTTTCATGTTTCTATTTTTATTTTTATATTATTTTTTTTCAGCGGCATACGCTGCTTTTTCCCAAGGACCTTTACCTGCTTGCATAACAGAGTAGTCATATTCTTTTCCTTTGAACATCACTTTACCTGCACCAACATTGTAATCTAGTTCACCGTTTTTAAATTGGTCAACGTGTACTTGTTCGTGTGCTATGGTATTGTCTAGTTCTTTTTTACTAGAATTTTTAACAGCATCTTCGTTTAAAATAATAACTCCATTTTTAGGTGTTCTCGCAAATACAGGATCATCACCCATATCTCTTTCGAACACAGATGTACTCATTTTATTGAGATTAAAAAAAGGTTTTATATTAAATGCCATTCTTGTTTATATAAGGAAATTTGTTATTGAACCACTCTTGCCTGTTATTGCAACCACAATTAATATTAAGCCCGTCAGAGACAATGTCAACGACGTGCTTAATACCTGTTTTGTGTGTGAAGTTAGCTATGCTATCTCCTAGTCCTTTAGGTTTCATTTACTATATAGAGTTGCTTGAAGCAAATGAAGCTTGTACAAAGTACATTTGGCTATCATCGCCTCTTACACCAGTACCATCTAAACTTAATTGAACTTGTGAAGAAACTCCACCTGGGTTAGCAGTTAATGCTCTGTTTACAGCTTGTGAAGGCATGTTCTGATATACAGAAGGTACCACTGGAGCAACGATCGCTACAGCNCCAGAAACTGGACTTGAATCTNCGTTTGTTCCCACGGATAATGTAAGTACTCTTCCACCTACTGTTCCAGCCGCAGCTGTCCCACTTACAGGGTCAGCTCCTGCAACTAAAGCAGATGCTAATCCTACATACTCGCTTAATGTAATAACTACCGATCCAGCAGCTGCGCCATCTGAAATGCTTTCAATTTTTGAAACATCTAATAATACGTCCCTTTGTCCGTTTCCACCTGTTAATGTTTCTGCATTATCAATTCTGAATTTAATAAATTTTGCCATAATTTTTGTTGTTTGTTGTTTGTTGTTTGTTGTTTGTTGTTTGTTTTATATGATTTATTACAGTTTTCTCTGTTTTGTTAAAATTTAAAAGTAGCGTTAGCACTTACACTAGTGTTGTCTGGGTCTTTTGAGAAATTAGCTCCATAGGTTGTTTGCCCACTTTTAGAGTTACCTGCTAAACCAAAACCGTAACCGCCTTGAGAATTAGCATTAGCTGATACTTTAAAATTAGGTATCGGGCTATAGTTAGCGTTAGCTGAATAATCTACTTTTGGATCTTTGTTTTCTATACTAGGTGTTGTTCTATTGGCATTAACCCCAAGACTTAAGCTTTGGTCTTTGCTTTGAGCTGGGCCAGCATTAGCTTTTATAGCTTTATCTTTGCGCGCCATGTACTCTTCAGTAGAATGAGCGCTAGTGTGTCTAGCAGCTCCTCGATGCTTGTCATCGTATTTAAGATCACCTGCTAGTTTTGATATATGCTTCTCGTCAGCTGTCATGTCTATATCGCTATGACCATGCTTGTTGTCATAGTCTACATCTTCTTTTAGATACTGCATGTGTGCTTGATCATCTCTTCTTGTAGCGGCAAAGTTATGACTTGTTACTCTAGTATGTCTAGAGTTTCCGCTGTATTTTCCGTAATGCCCGTCCTCGTATATTGCCATAGTTTAATTATTTACCCATTATCAATTCAGTAGCTGTTGTTCCCGTCGCTAGTACATAGTCTACTATAAAAGGCAGTTTACTACCAGCTTGAACACCTTTTATTGTTATTGCATCCGTAGCCGTTGGAAGTCCACCAGCAGCAGCTGTTACTCCTACCATTATTACTTTAATATCAGTACCGGTCGTAGAGTTTCCTACGTATATAGCTGATGCATTTAAAAATGTAGTTGAGTTTATAGTATCACTTACGGTTAATGATTTAACTTCTGTTATGAAGTCAGGTTGATTTCCAAATTGTCCCATTTTTGTTTTTTTTTTAATATTCTCTACCTTGAGCGCAAAGAACTGCATTAAGTGGTTTATAAGGTACGCTGGCTTGATTTAACTTGATACCCGTTATACCTCTGGAGCTTCCTTTTCCTTTTGGAAACATGTCCGTGTTTAACGGCCCGTCCCATATAGCTGATTCTCCTACTTGACCTGATGATAATACAGGATTTTTAATTATTGATTTGCTTTTGTGATCCATGTTATATTTTTTTATTTATTCTCATTTTAGCTGCACCAACTGATGCGTTTCTCATAAACTCACTACCAAACATATCGGCTGCAGGATCTCCAGGAGAAGGCATTGCTTCTTGTAGTGATCCAGGTGATGGGGATGCGTTTAATGTTCCTGTTGCTACCGGCGCCGGTGGTGTACTAGATGCGTCACCAAAACTACCACCTGTTACAAATTCCTGTATTGGTTGGACTGACTGCACAGGATCTTTACCAGCTCCTTCTATTGCGTCTAGTCTTGTTTCAAGATTTTCAAACCTTTGTTTCATTCCAGCTCCTCCAGAGTTAACACTTGCTGTAGCTCCTTGTTGTTTTGATCTTAAGGCACGTTGCATAGCCGCATTAGCGGTTTGCCCTGCCGCGCCGACTGCTCCTCCTGTCATAAAATTATTTCCTGCTCCACCACCCATTGCTGATGCTGCCGCTGCTGCTTGACTCATACTATCTGTTTTTGTCTCTGTTAACGTTATATACGGATGTTTGTAATACTTTATCCATATATGTTTTTCCTTGCATTATAGAGTTTCTTCTTTCGCTTGTAGGTATATCATCTTCTCCAGTCATTATTCTATAGACTTTTCTTATAAGTTGTTTACCTTTAAAAGAAACTTTATATATATTATATTTTTGGGTTGTTCTATTTCTTTTCCTCCAGACCGTTATCCAGTCTTCTTGAATAAGCTTATTCCATCTCCTGTTGTTCCAGCTAAAAGAATAACTCCCCATTTTAAAATCATCGATTGTAAACATGTCTATACAATCTAAGTATATAAGTAATTCAAGTTCAGCGTCAGTTAAGTCGTTGTTTCTACAGGCCCATTTGCGTATCGTACGGTAATGTTTTAGCAGATTGAAATCTTTTAAATCTCCTGCTTCTAGCCTTTTCATATCACAACGACAATATCTTGAACTTTTATTACTTGTAATTTTTTACCATCATGCTCTATATTATGACCTGCATGTTTGTCATAAAATATATAATCGTTCTTTTTAAGAAATGATTGATCACCTGGATCTATTACTTCTGCTTGAACGTATCTAATATCGTCTCTATCGTTTTCAGATAACAACAAACCTCCTTCGGTTTTAGTTGTCTTCTTTTCTAGCTTATTAACTAATAAATAACTACCTACCGCTTTCATCAATTCTCATATTATTAATTACACAATCAGTTGATAGTATTGTTGTCGCTACTGAAGCCGCATTTTTAAGGGCGCTCTTTGTTACAAGTAGCGGATCTATAATACCAGCCTTAATCATATTTACCATATTTCCTGTAACCACGTTTATTCCTTCGCCTGCCTTCTTAGGTTCATCAACCTCAAGACCAGCGTTTTTCAAAATTGCTTTCCACGGTGCTTTAATTGCTTTTCTTAATATGCCTTCTCCAGGTATTTTTTTATCTAAAACCTTTGAAGCATTTAATAAAGCTATACCACCACCTGGTACTATACCTTCTTTTATTGCGGCTCTTGTAGCGCATATAGCATCTTCTACTCTATCTTGTTTTTCTTTTAACTCTATAGCTGAATTAGCTCCTACTTTAACCACCGCTACCTTAGCGCTTAGTCTAGCGAGTCTTTGCTCCAAACCTACTCTAACATGTTCTTTGTTAGTTTCTAATAATTTAGATCGTATCTGTTTTATTATAGAATCAACTTCTTCTGAATCTTTTTCAACTCTAATTATTGACTTGTCTTTTTCTGTAACAACCTTAATACATCGCCCTAGATAATCTACTTCTATAGAACTTAAATCATCACCTAGGTCTTCGTTAACAACTGTAGCTCCTGTTAGTAATGCCAAGTCATCTAGTATCTCTTTACGTCTCAATCCATATGCTGGTGGATCTAATACGTTTATCTTTATATTGCCTTTCATTTTATTCATAAGCAGCGCAGACATAACATTTGCTTCTACTTCACCTATGATCAATAAAGGTTCTTTTGTTTGTATTACATGCTCTAGTACCGGCTGTATCTGTCTTATC